CCGCACCGAGCGTCACCGCCGCAGTCACCACCGACACACGCGTAGTTCAACTGAGAGGTATTGAAATAGAAATAGTCACAGTTGTATGTGCTGGAGCTACCACCCGTCTTATACGGAATTCTACCGTAATTACTGGTGTAACTATCCATCAGGTATCCAGAAGAACCGGAGAACCCAGGATAGCTACTAACAGTCGTATACCCGTCGGCCGTGATATTGTAGGGACCAGTAAGAGAAACCTTAATGGTGCCCTTGTCATTGATCAGACCAGCAATACGATCACTAAGATCACCCCACCAAGCTTCCATATGGAAGACCTTAACCTGGGATTTATCAGTGTTATAACCGAAGAACTGGCCCATCTTATTCAGAGTACCAGACTGCAGCTTGCCGTAGTTGGTTGTATCGGAACTATTGTAGCCACTCTGGTTACCATGGCCGAATGCGGTCTGAGAGTCATCGGTCCTACTCATGATTAACAGCAGAGCGTTAATCAGGCAACGCTGACCCCAAGTCCTGGTGCACCACAGACTGCCATTCAGAGCAGCCGCATCCAGTTCCTGCTGAGCAGTCAGGCTTCCGGTAGGATACTGACCAGAGATAGAACGCAGATAACCAGAACTATCTTTCCAGCCACGGAACATGGCCAAATAGATATTATCCTGAATTGTGCCGTCGGACCGTGTATGAGCCATAGCGATATAGGTATCGTCATACTTCGTGTTAGACACGATGATGTACTCATACGTGCTGTCCTGGTACATGTACACGTAGCACAGAGGAATTCGAGACATAGCATTACCAGCATAGCTGGTATTCGCAACGTCAGAGCTCGTTCCGTCGACCTTCTTCGTGTAGTCATTCGGATTCAGCTCGTAATCCTCAGTACCATCACGCTTCAACATGACAGGAGCATTGTTCTTCACGAACCAGACATCAGCCCAGTCACCGTAATCAAATGCCCCACTTGTGAAGTCCATTTTGGCAGGAGTCATCCCGATAGCATCCAGAATGTACTCAACGCGAGAGCTAGGATCGGATTCGCTTTTCTTGATACGGACACCATACCGTTTGGGAGTCACGGTAGTGGTACCACTGGAGCCACCTCCAGAGCCACTCTCACTGTCAGAGCCTCCACTCTCGCTATCTCCACCAGAACCGGAACCGCTGCCAGAACTGGTGACTCCATTCTCCTGGATGTCATCCAGAACAGTTTGCATGGCTTCGATGCTAGTTTGCAGGTCTTCGGTGTTCTTACTGATCGTAGCGACGTCGTCCTTGATGGTACCAACATCGGTGCTCAGAGTATCCACAGCGCTCTTGGCCGCATCCGCAGAAGTCTTGGCGGACTCAGCAGCAGTCTTAGCAGCGGCGGCATTCGTGTTAGCATTGCTAGCATTGGTATTCGCATTGTCCACAGCAACCTTGACAGCATCAAGAGTTTCTTTATCTGCAATATTCACAGTAACTTGCGACATTTTGCATCATTTCCTTTCATAAATTTTTATATAGTCAAAAGCCAATCGCATGAGATTAACCCTTAACATCAGGATTGGACGGTCACTTCCGCCGTGTTCGTGTCGCTATTATAGGAGTAAGAAGTACCATCCAGACGATTGTACAGCTCAACAATAGCAGCAGCGATAGTGGAGAAACCAGTCTCAGCCAGAGTGTCTTCATCACCAATCAGACTCAGCATATGCTCAACCTTCTCAGCATCAGAAGCAGTCTCAGAAAGAGCGCGAACAACCGCAGTACTCTTCTCATCAGAGTAAGTGGCAGTCAGAGTATTATCACTCGTCAGATCAAAGGAGAATCCACCAAGACGATTATACAAATCTACCAGAATCCCTGCCAGAGTACCATCCGCATAACCAGACAACTGAGTCTCATCACCGATAAGACTCTGCAACCGAATCAGCTGCACGTAGTCATCATTCAGATTGGAATCTGTGATTAGATAAATATGTCCATTCATCTTATCGGTATCGGAAAGCGCGTCATACTCGGCTTGGGTAATTTCCTGATAGCCTTCGTTAGACGCCACACGCTTACCGTTAATATACATGGCCATAATTCGTCACATCCTTTCTATTAAAATTCAGAGTCTCTTAGTTTACTGTAACGAAAAGAAAAAATCATAGAGAAAACCTCTCTATGGTTTTTAAATGGGAAAGCTTACAGCAATATCCACTTCGTTATAAGAAGTAGCAGTGAACTTCGGGTCCAGAGATACAGTACCGTCGGTACCAATCGTCAAGAAACCAGTTGTCACAGCAGAAGAACTCCTTACACAGACGGGAATGCCAACAGTTTCCACATCAGGGTAAAAGTTCTGAGGAAGCGTCCCCAGTGTGATACCATTTGTCAGATTGCCAGAGGATTTTACGCATTTAGCACGCAGATAAATGACGTTATTCGTACGTAACAGTCGCTTATTCGTGCAAGTGAAGCCACTAGCCGGAACAAATTCAGAAGCGCTTAAGTCATTCAAGATACCGCCATACTTCTTGCCGTTCCTATACATAGCCCCAACATCTGCCATATATCGCACATCCTTTCTACAAGAAATAGTTAAATAGCGAAAAATAGAATGCTATTTAAGTATTTGTTTTTCATAGGAAATAATAAGACAAAATATCTAAATCAGGGTAAAAGACAGCTTACGAATCAACCGTAAGCTGTCTTTCTTTTTAGATGAATTGCATATGATATTTATTACCATAAATATCAGTAGCGGTCGCAGTAGAGCGATTGATACTCAGACGAGTCTTCTCAGGAAGAGGATAGTCATGAACCTGATCACCATCTCGATTCAATGCAATAAACTGATACTTATTTTCAAGATCATCATCTGGAGCGTCATCATTATAGATAACTTCAATCTGAATACCATCATTCTCATACTTCAGATATTTTTCAATGTCAGAATCTCTCTCAGTATCTCCCAGGGACTCATCAATGCCGGAAAACAAATCATCTGTATCGGCATCCTCGTATCCATCCTCGACCCCACTAGATACGAAGTTATTCCGACCCATGTCTGTCATCTGCTTCAAGAAGGTCGTTGCATAGTTAGACATATTTGTCTGCTCAGAAGAAGCATTAGACCCAAACTCCTTCTTATCTTTGAAGGTCAGGTCAGCAATCGTCTTCTTAGTTGCAATAATCTCCTTAGTCAAATTCACAGACAAAGCACGAGCAGTCGTGATAGAGTTAATCAAGTCGTTGGTATACTTACCAATGCCACGAGCAGTAGACTTGGAATTCTCCATAGCGTCATACTTCTTCTGTAACCCATCGACAAATTTGTCCTGTTCATACAGAAGAGCGTGGAGAGCAGAGAGTTCAGGGTCAAACTCTCGCTTGTAGTTAGTTAAGCCCTCACCCTTCTTTTTATCCTTCTTCTTTTTCTTCTTTTTTCCATCCAGATTGATATTACCGAAGAAATTCTTTTTCTTTTTGGAAGAAGACTTAGGAGTGCAGAAAGTATGCAAAGCTTCAATCCACTCATCGGTGTCAGAAGCAACTGCATCGGGGTTCTTAGCCACCATGGCCGGCTCAGAGAATTGGCTTTGTACTTTAGGCTCGACTTTCTTTTTTTCCTTCTCTTCTTTTGCATTACTTGCTAAAAAAGAAGGTAACACAGTAGTATCCAGCTCATCTAAGTCGTCCAGCAAGGACGCCACCATTTTCTTTTTCACTTTTTCTTTCGAGTTAAACTCAATTTCATCTTTATAAAAATCGGGCATAATAAATCTCTCCTTTGCATTTATTTCCCAAATTTATGGATTTGTTGCGGGTATCGAATTTTAGATGTCAAAAAACAGAATCATAATCATTGAAATAAACTGGCGGTGATTATATTTATGACTGGAAAAGACACATTAGATCGAAGTTTTTTACCTGAATATATTGACAGTAAATCTGCCATGCTGATAGACATTCAGTATGCGAAACCGAGCAAATCACGCGGACTGTCAGATTACCTTTATATTATCTGGAAAGATATGGACACTGGGAAGAAGACATTGGACATTATCCCAGAGCCGCCTATTAAAATTTATTTTGAAAAGCCTGAGTTAAGGAATTACGGTCATAATAAAAACTACGAGCATCTGGAAAATCTCGTAGAAAAAACCGTAAAAGCGAAGGACGTCATTTATGAGATTGCAAATGACTCTGGAGAAGTTGGGAAAAAGCTACTGAGAGATGCATTTGAACGAAAAGACTACAAATCTCTCAATCAGATTTTCCTATATCCATATGTATTCGGAGCAGATTATGATGCTGAAAGCTACTATCGTGTTCTATGGAAGAAAACCATGGATAATGATAGAGTGAAAAAGCTCACCAAAGGATTCATGGATATTGAGGTTGACGGTGTTGAGGTCAATGGAATGCCTTCCGCCCAGGACTGTCCAATCAATGCTATTACGTTAATCGACGAGAACGGAAAGACTTCCTATACGTTTCTTCTCACAAATAGACCATTCGAATCCAAGGTCTATTCAAATTCTTCTAAGAAGAAAATTGAAGCTGATGAAAAACGCAGGAAGATGTATGAGCACATGCACGAGCAGCAAGCTTATATGATTGATCATCCCAATGAGGTAATTGATGAACTCCATAGTGAATTTGATGAAAACTATGGGGAGCTCGATTATAAGATCTATTTCTACGACGACGAGAGAAAGATGCTTGTGCATTTCTGGACGCTCGTTAATCGACTGAAACTTGACATCATTGGGGTGTGGAATATTGCATTCGATATTCCCTATATCATTGAACGATTACAACGATTAGGGTTAGATCCTAAAGAAGTCATGTGTCATCCCGACTTTCCCTCCAAGGTTTGCAAATTCAATCGTGACTATAAGAATCACAACGTCAAGAATAAATCTGACACCTTTATCCTTTCTAGCTACACTGTCTTTTTTGACCAGATGGAGTTGTATGCAAGTATTCGGAAAGGCTCATCTGAACTTCGTTCTTACAAACTTAATACCATTGCAAATGTTGAGTTGAAAGATATGAAGCTCGATTATTCTGACGAGGGTGATATCAAAACTCTCCCTTATAATAACTTCAAGATGTTTGTCATCTATAACATCAAGGACGTGCTTCTACAGATGGGAATCGAACGTCGTACTACTGACTTCGATACCTTATATGTTTCGTCTTACCAGAATGCTACTCCATATGATAAAGTATTTAAGCAAACTGTGAAGTTACGAAACGTGCAGTACATGTCCTTCCTTGACCATGGACTTATCCCTGGTTCTAACACCAATATCTTCAATAAAGAAGAAGTTCGTGTTGTAAAAGATGACGACGATGATGACGATTCCTTTGATGGTGCCCTGGTGGCAGATCCATTTTATAATGGACATGTTGGAGCAATAATGTATGGAGAAAGGTCAAACACTATCTTCAGACATGCTGTTGACTTCGATATGAGCGCATTCTACCCGAATACCATCATTGGCACAAATATCGACCCGTCGACATTAATCTTCAAATGTATTGTACCGGCGGACCAGTACAACATCAACTCCGATGAACCTGGGAAGATTCCATACAAAGGAATTGCTGCAAGAATGTTGGTAGATGAAGAAGACGTGGCAAAAGAGTTGTTCGATAATTTCCAGACCGGAAACTACACAACGCTCGGAAGCAAGTGGATGAATCTTCCTGACATTGCTGCACTGGAAGAACGCATGGAAAAGAAACTTGGAAAAGGGTGATACCATGATAGAGTTAAAACGACTGAAGAAACTCCATGAATTGTGCGTGAAGATAAGCAATCTATTCGAGGAGTGTTACATCGTAAAAGATGGAACGATTGTATCATTAGACCCGGAGAGACCCTCTATGTTGCAGATTACTCCTGACAACACAGGTCTGTTTTCTGAATATCTGGGTGATGAATCAGAAACTCCATATTACTATCTTTCAAATCTGAAGGATTTCAAAGTATCTCTGAAAGAGAGCATTGAAAAATACGAGGAAGGATTCACGAAATCCAAACTCCTCTATATTCCTAAAAAGAGCACAGAGGAAAAAAATGCCATCATGGCTCTCATCGCAAAGAGAAAGAATGCAATGACAAACTCTACTCATTGGAAGAAGTTCCTCTTATCTAATGACCCGAAAGAGAACGAGAAACTAATTGACCATCTATTTAAAAAGAATAGTTTCATTGAGTTTGTACCAGATAACGCAGAGACAGCGTTTATCATTCTAACCAAGCCATTCATTCCTATGGTCACAGAAAAGAACTACACTTCTCTGTATTATTCAACAGAGGTTGCAGGAGACAATCTGTTTCTTCTCATGTTTGATATTGACTTACCTTTATTCAGATTATCAACATTCCACTATTATGTGGGAGTCACGGAGGATGGAAAACCATGATATCACCATTTGATTATTGTGTATCTATCATGGATGATATGCAGACGTCGTTGTATGCTTTACAAATTCTCTTGAAGGAGTATAACTATAGGTATCTTTACAACGGAGTCGTTATCACGGCACATCACTATAATTTAGATGGAAATCTAGATGTATATGTGTCGATCCCATATCGTCCTCCATATAATAAAGCACTAGAAAGTGGAATCCAAAGATGGTTACAGATTATATCAAATACGATATTCTGCGAATTAAAAGGATTCAGAGAATACCCAATAGAAATTCACGTTCACCAAAGTGTCCGAAACACAATATGGACTCCGGCTATGAGGGAGAGAATTAAACGCAAGTATGAAAATTTCAATGTAGACCAATTCCTTGATTTACATTGGCACACTGCATTTCCAGATTTTTCAGACACTCTACCTCCTGAAGTTAGATGGGAAATTATTCGGAGTGTAAGATTTAAGAGTAGTCATTGGTGGAATCAATATACAGACAAAGACGTGGCATCTCTGATTAATACCAAATATGCCTATGTCGAATACCTCGGTGGTAAGAAGTGGGACCCCTATACATAATGGGGTCCCACTTTTTTAACCGTAAAACAATGACTTAAGCTACATTTTAAAGGAGGTAAATGTTTATGGCCAATGACAAAAACAAGCCAGGGATTTTAACAAAATCTCAGGCATCAGCTTTAAACCGTAGCAATCGAAAGATTAGTGGCAATATTAACCAGCTTATGGACAATATTTCCACCATGACATATGGTATCAGTCGGACAGACAAAATCGACAAACTGAACGATGACTTCTCTTCTTTATTAAAGGGAGAAATCGACGATCTGAAGAAAACTACCGATGGAGATACCACGTCATTTATCACGAAGTTATTTTCGGATAATAACAAACGTCTTTCCAGTGCTACCAGAGAGCTAGAAGATATCTTCAATGTCCAAGAGGGACAGTTGACTGCTTTCTTAGAGGAAGCTTACAGAAACCGGATGATTAAGCACGCGGATTTACATGAGATTTCTTCTCAGTTAGTAGAACTGCGCGAAGCGATTGATGTCACCCGCGACGCAATCGTTTCTTCCGATATCATCACTGGACATATGAGTAGAAATTTGACTCTGGATACAGATACTGTAGAGGCTGGCTCTGACAACTATATCCCCATTATCGAAAAGATTGAGGATAAGTTTAAACTTCAGGAGAAGATCAAGAACCACATCATTCCTAAGACGCTGGAATATGGAGAATACAATGTTTATCATATCCCCTATTCTAAACTCTTTGAGGATTTCGCAAAGAGTAAACAGAATGGTGAGATTGACTTCAAACGGTATCAGGAGTCTACTAGGACTGTCTATGATATCATGATGGGCAAAGACAAGAAGAGCGTCAAGGGGTTAACAACTTTCACAGAGTCTGTCATCAAAGAGACTGAAGAGTATAAGGCTAGTACCGATAGACCTGGTCTTCTGAAGGAAGCTTCTGCAGAAGTAGAAGCGTACCTGAAGAATATCAGTATCTGCAATGAACCGGTTCCAATTCCCGTCATTGAGGAAGGCATCGAATCTTCTGTAGAATACTACAAGGAATTTGTAGAATCTACAATGACTGAAGAGTCCTCTGATGCAAAGAATATCTCTTTCCAGCACATCATGTCTGGAATCGACAATGGTGTCTTTAAGGCATCTACGAAATCCTCTAATAGTAATCGAGATACTGACTTCTCAAATATCAAAGACTGTTATATCAAGTTGGTGGATCCCATTCATCTTCTTCCCATTGAATTGATGAATGAGACAATTGGATACTATTTCGTTCAGGAAGAGGATATCACTCCTCTGTCTGGTATTGTAACCTCTACTATCTACTACAATAACCTGGATGGCTCTAGAACCGAGGACAGTATTCTTGGAAACATTGCAGATGCAGTGGTTGCATCTTTCGATAAAAAATTCCTTGAAAAGAATATGAAGTTTAAGAAGATCATTATCGAGGCTCTGAACTACTACAAGCTCAATAATAAGCGGATTAAATTCCAATTCATTCCTAAGGAATATGTAACCACTTTCAAGGTAAATGCTGATGAGAATGAGCACGGCACTTCCATGCTCGAGCGCTCTCTGTTCTATGCAAAGCTCTATCTGATGCTCCTGCTCTTCAAGATTATGACTATCGTCTGCAATAGCAATGACACGAAAGTCAACTATGTCAAGCAGGGCGTCGATAGAAATATTACCAATAAGATTCAGGAAATCGCTCGTAAGAAACAGCAGCGTCAGATTACTCTGATTGATATGTTCTCTTACACTACTCTGATTAACAAGATTGGTCAGGGTAATGAGATGTACATTCCTGTAGGTCGCTCTGGTGAACGTGGAATCGAGACTGAAATTCTCTCTGGTCAAGATGTCCAGATGAACAATGAACTGATGGATATGTTGAAAAAAGCGTATATCACCGGTACTGGCGTACCTGATGTTCTGATGAACTACATTAATGAAGCCGACTTTGCTAAAACTCTCGAGCTAGCAAATAACCGGTTCCATGGTCGAGTCGTTTCCTACCAGTTGGATTTCAATGAAGGAATCACTCAAATGTACAGATTTATCATCAAAGCCACTACCACGATTCCCACATCGGTAGTCGATACGTTAGAATTCTCATTCGTTCCTCCTAAGTACAGTAACTCCAATATCACCAGTGACCTGATTAACACACATAGTGCTCTTCAGGATTACATGGTACAGCTGTACTTCGGACAGGATAAGATTGATAATCCTGAATATGCTAGTAAGATTTCTCGGTTTAAGAAAGCATTTGCTAAGAGTCGTCTTGCTATGCTTAACTTCGATGAAATCGAGGAAATCTTCAAAGATGCTATGATTCATGGTACAGAGGATGAACTGAATCCTGATAACCAAGAAGAGGAAGATAATGGCTAATCTTCTATAAAGCGTTAGAAAACCCCCATATGGATTTCTCCATATGGGGGTTTGATTTGTCTTACTGACAATATCAGGTGGTGATGAATTCACCCTGCTGAGAAGAGCTCTTCTGGACCAGCTTACCAGTGTTGATATCATAGTAAGAACCATAGTCACCGTTGGGATACACGTCATCAGTCGTGTAACCAGAGTGGAAGTTCAGGCTGTCCATCAGCACATTGTACTTGGTCAGAAGCTGTTTGGCCTTCTCATTGATCTGAGGAGACATATAACGAGCACAGGTGAACGTGATGTCCATGGGAACCAGGACATGCTCGCCAGACTCGTAGTTGAAATGGTCCAACTTAATCTCCTTGGGGAAGCAGTTCGCAAACAGGCAAGCGTACTCGATATTCTTACCGGACTGGTCAGTCACCACATAGATAAACTCAGCAGTCTGGTTGGCCTGACAAATAGGCAGGCCATAGTTCGGATCGTCCGCAGTGCCATCGCAGTGATAGGTAGAGTAAGCACTCTGCAAATCGGAGACACCGCTAATCCAATACTGAATAACCTCGCGCATCAGAGAACCACTAAACTCATAAGTCTTAATGGTCAGCTCGTTTGCATCATCGGTAGCAACGTTGGGAATATCCACGTTACGGTTAGCATAACCACCAGTGAGCTGGTTAAACTGCATCGTAATGTTGTTGTTACCATTTACGCCAGTGTTAGCATATTCCAGGACATGCTTAAACTTGCGCATTTTCTCAGGGATCTTGTTATCCACAAAGATAGGCTTGCGAATCATGAAAATACGACCAAAGCCAGTCTTTAACGGGTCATACTGCAGCAGCGCATCACGAGTAACATTCAGACCACCGAGAAACAGAGAATAATCCGTAATATTTTCCATCTCATGGGTATGGATGTTAGTCTGAAAAGTATTGTTAGCCATAGTTGTCTACACTCCTTTCCGACATTAACCGAGGAAGTTTCTCTTATTAACGTCAATTTCGATAATCGTGCGCTTGTTCAGGTTACGGAACTGAACAGCCACGTAGCAATGGACGATAGAACGCTCAGCCTCCCACTCATTCACATCGAAAGTGATGGACAGAGTGTCGAGCTTGCGGCCCTCCCAAGTTGCGAACTTAGCCTTCTCAGTCTCAGAGAAACGAGCACGATCCTCTGCAGAAGTGAAATCGTACAGACGATTCCAGCAATCACGCTCAAGCTTACGCTTCAGCTCAAACAGAGTATTCATGTTATTCTCTTCCAACAGGTCAGAATTGATATCCTGAGCAGTGTTCTGAGAAGCACGCTGATAAGTATTCTCCTCGATAGTCTCGAAGTAGTTGATACGGTTAGTATACAGCTTCTCCTTGATATCGGAATCAATGTCATCGACATTGGGCTCCAGGCTGTTCTTCACATGACCAGAGAGCTGGCAGTTAGCCTTAACGAAGGGAACATGAGAACCGTTATTCTTGAAATGCTTAGCAAGGTTCTGAGCATAGTAATAGGTAACGGTAACTTCACACTTCTTCTTCGTAGTGGCATCCTTGACAGTGTAATGCTGGAACTCCTTGGACAGAACACGAGTGTTGAAGCCCTTCATGTCCTCAATGATGTTGTCGATCTGAGCCAGAGTGGTCTCAGTGCCAGCATCAATGTAGCACAGGCAATCATTACGAGTATTCGCCAGGTCAGCCAGAACTTCCTTCACCTCGAAGGGGTAGTTAGCATCCAGCAGAGCATCACAAGGAACACGACGAGGAGACAGAATGAACTTGTCATAGTCGCCCTGGAATGCAGACTTATAGCACGCAACCTCAGCCTTGTACACAGTCTGCTCGTCATCGCTCCCGAAGATACCATCGTCACCGCCAGACAGGGAAGTACCCTGAGGACGGTCAACAGAGATATCGTCAGTACCGAAGTTTTCGGAGATAATCTCCAGATTTGTATTCAGGACATCATTCGCAACACCACGGCCAAAGAACGGATCCCACTCATCAGAATCAGGAATATCATCCTGCAGATCAGGATCCAGGCTCTCAACGAACTCCTTGTAGATGTTGTACACCTCTTCATAGTTGTCTTCCAGAACCTGAACATCCATGACAGCCTCGCCGGTCTCAGCGTTGTCCAGAACGTCATTGATGAAAGTGGTGGCGTTGTACTTAGTGGAAGTAATCATACTACCAACATAAGTAGCCACCTTCTCGAGACCATTCACAGTACTCAGAGCCTCGAAGGAGAACATCTTGATGCCGTAATCAGTCTCATAGTCTGCATTGCGGGCGATACGCCAACGATAGTTATTACCGTAGTCACCACGACCCATCATACGGAAAGTAATGATGGGAACCTGCATGAAGCCATCAGCATCAGGCTCGTCACTCTTCAGAGACTGAGCATACAGGTTCAGCTGACGCTTAAACTGCTTCGCGGTCTTGTACAGGGAGTTGTCAGAGAACTGAGTCTTGTCCACATAGGAAGCACGATACTTGATAGTGAACTTGCCAGTAATCTCATCCTTCTTGTACAGCATAGACAGGATGCAGTTAGCGGCATACGCATCGTCCGGCATAACACGCATACAATAAACAGTAGCGTTGCCGGAATCAAGCATGGCCATGGGCATCATCAGAGGCTGACCATACTTGTTATAATTGGATTTGCCATAGGTTGCTTTGAAGTCAGAAAGATCGTCTTTCTTCACAAACACGTTGTCGATGCCCATACTGGAACGGAACACGGCAATAAATTTGCTATTAGTATCGACCGGAGTGCTGGCTTCATCTTCGAACTGAGTATAGTCGTTAATATAAGTCTCTACATGAGAATGCAGATACTTAGGAACGATTTGAGTCGCCTGCGGCATATCGTATTCAACTCCTTTTCTAAAAATGAAGTAATCCATTTATAATCAAAAGACCATAAATTTTTATATAATTGTATCGAAAAAATCGGCCCTAACCATGGAAATGCAAGGAAAAGTCAATAGTTAATACTTGATTACCTGCTCCACGGGAGAAGGTCTCTCTTTCTTATGCTCGCGAGATTTATTGAGAGATGTGGTAATCATAGAATCCATATCCTCATAAGTCAGAGCAGTGAAAGTAGAGTTGTATTGACAAATCTGACGAATACTTGCAGTTGCATAGTCGTAGTCAGAAACACCGTCATTGGACGCGATTTTTGCAAATTTCTGAGATAGGTCATTTGGATTTCGATACATGACAGAGAGCACCAATTCCAAATACAGAGAAGAGACACCAAAATTGACAGAATTCAAATCTTGATTCTTCTGCCAAACACTCAATGCTTTCGAATAAGGAATAATCTTAGGAGCCGTACCAGAAGTGATATACTTTAAGTAATCCTTAGAGCAAGTATCATCCTCAAAGAGCATCGACTGCATGATCTTATTCCCCTTGTAGTATTTCACTACTTTGCATTGCATAACATCTCCATTGGAAAGTTTCACATCTCGTAACTCACTGTCGCCCACAAAGATAGTAATTACAGTAGGGAGATTTAAAGTTCGCATCTCTTTCAACTCTCCGTTGCTAAAGACGCCAACATTAAAGAATCCAAGCACATTAATCTTATCGGCTAAATCCTCTGCGAATCTTCTAGTCGTATCGAAATAATACATCGGGATATAGAATTCACAGTAATCAGCTTCGAGATAAATGTAGCTTCCATCCGATCGGAATACTGACAACCTTCCTCACCACCTTTCCTATGTCCATGACGGCAAAAAGTTGAGTAATAGGCACGAAAGCCTATTACTCAACTGTTAAAAGAAGGCAATTTAAACGACTTAAATAATGATAGTCGTCTTGAAGAGCTTACCTGCAGAACGAAGACGAAGGATATCTTCCTCGCTATAGGAAGCATCCGGCTCCAGAATCTCGCCAGTCTTATCAATATACTTATAAGTACCAGGATTATCGGGGTCCTCCACATAGTAGTTGTGGAAGGGATCTTCGTAAACATCCGTCTCGACTGCGATGGAATCTACCAGAGAAGCAATGTCATCAGCAGTAGCCTCAATGGTAGGATGTTTCTCACCATCATCTTCACCAACAAAGACTTTGTCTCCATCCTCAGTCTCAACATCCTCGATATCCACACCAGGGCGCTCCTCCAGAACATTGGCAGCTTCCTCAGTCACCTTAAATACGGGGTCATCTTCGGACACCTCAATATCCTCTTCAGACTCAACGTCTTCAGTATTTGCCTCTTCAGATACTTCGATATCTTCAGAGTCGGTCTCCTCTGTATCTTCAGATACAGTTTCCTCTTCCTCAGAACCATCAGACTCAGTCTCAACTGCATCCGAATCACTAGAATCATCTTCCTCAGAAGACTCGTCGGCATTGTATACCTCAGCAGAATCCGGTTCACCCTCGTCGTCTTCCACCTTCTGCTTCTCCTCCATTACCTTACGGAGCAGAGCATACAACTCAGAGGTCTCGGCACTGGCATCGAATTCAACACCAGCATTCTCCAGAGAAGCAATCAGCATCATACGACGCTTCTGCTCGTATTCAGCTTCCCGCTTAATGCGCTCAGGATGACCAGGAGCAGTCGTATTGAACTTCTCAAACTTCTCCTTGAAGGGCAGGAAATAAGTATCGACCTTACGCATGAAGGTAACAAACTCACTCTCGCCGACCATGCTATCATACTTATGATAGACAAGGTTGTACATAGCGACAAGGACGGAGTTCACGAACAGAGAATCGACCTCATCACTGGGATTGGTGAAAGAAATCCACCGCATCACATGGAAGAGGAAGATATTATTCAGAGGAGCGAAATCGGGAGTCAGATACTGCTCCTCCAGGTTAAAGAATCTCTTATAGAGATCCTGATTATAACCGTACTGCTTCATACGGCTCTTGAACTTCGCCATCACCATATTGGAACGAGTTTCATTGAAGAAAACGTCTACAATATTGGCAGGCTCCTTATCAGGATACTCTTCCAGACGAGTCAGCAAGAACTCAAGAGTCTTACTCTTCTCCATAGCATCAATCTTGGCCTCGATTTTACGACGCTTAGTAGGATCTTCCTCCTGAGCGGCTTCCTCTTTCATCTCAGCTAGACGAGCAAGCATCTTTTCCTTATACTCAGGAGAATTGATATAGTCGAAATAGTTATTGTATGCATCATTTGCATCTTTTACAATCTTATCCTTAGATTTGGTCAATTCGGCCAGCTGTTCCAAGGAGTTTACGATGTCAGAAAGTACAAATTTAGCATAATCAACAAAGGGCTTATCCTTGTACGTCTCTTCATCTTCTTGAGACTTTTTCAGTGCTGCGACATTAGCACTCTCAGTCTCTCCAGCAGCCATCTCAGGACTACTACTATTCAGAATACGAAGAATCTGATGATCTTCCATATTCTCAATGTCTTCCTTACTAACACCCTCCAGCTCCTTCTTGATATCTAAATCAAGACCATAGATATTGGTGATAGTGGAATCGGTCATATCAGAGAACATCTTCAGCTGAGTCTCCATGGTTGCAACCATATCGTGCAATTGATTAAAATCTTCCTTGATAGACATTACAAAATCCTCCTCATTTTAGAAGTGTTATGAACTTGTGTTCAGAACGATAAAAAAATAGAGATACTCTACCCTTATGATAGAGTATCTCTATTAGAAAGTTAAAATCCATTCATTTCATCAAAGAAAGACAAATCATCTGTCCCATCATCATAGATATCCATATCTTCCAGCATTCCATCTGGAGTGCTTTCGACAAGATCGCTCGTAATGAGACCCTTCTTATGAAGTTCCAAAGTGTCTTTCTGCGATTGCAGAATAGCCTTTCTCATGATTTCTCCATAGTCATTTTCCTTACGGACTTCCTTCTGTCTATGGAGAATTTCAATGTCTCTGTCAGGAAGGATTCCAGAACCACGGATATCCTCGAAAGTCAATCCCTCATTCTGGTTCTGAATTTCCTGCGAGCCCTTTACAAAACCAAATACTGCCAGGTTATTACCATGGTAGTAAACGTACATACCAATCAAGTAACTCATGATGGAGTCATCATGGAATCCAGGACCGGCTTCAATTCGACCGCCTCTCGTTTTCACCAAGCGGGAAATATCTTCTGTGATATTCTTGGTCACAAAGTTGTCTTTGAATTCATACATATGGCGCTTCAGAATCGCCATCATGTCTTCACGACTCTGTTTCTCTGTATATGCTCCATAATATTTCTTCTTTTCCGCTTCGTGTTTCAGCATACTGGTGATATCCTGATGCTGACCCATCTTCTCGCTGACCAAATCTCTATTCTTATCGAAATAAAGATTGTTTGCAATGGGAGAATTGAGCAGATGGTCAATAATACCATCACCAACACTATTTCTCTCGATAACAACGATGGCTCTTGGCATATAAGTTCTGACCAACTCAATGATGAGTTTTTCATACTTGGTTTCACCGATGTATGGACATTTAAATTCTGCAACCGGTTTCACTTGGAATGGATCAATTGCGGTAATGGCGTTATTATCTCCATTTGTACCAGTAGAGCAGTCAACACCAAGGATGTACGGAATACTTTTAACGATGTCTTCATACACATCAAGTCTAAAATGCTCCTGGAGATAAATTTCATCCTTTACAGGATGAACTGCCTGAGTAATATATTCGATGTCTTCCTGCTCAAAAGGAGAATCAGAAGAACCACGAAGACGCTGTAACAAAATCTCACGCTTAACAACAAGCGGGTTACCAATCTTGTTATACATCTCACGGAGCCATTCATCAGTTAAACCAATCTGCTTATAGGAATACTCGATGTAAACAATTCCATTCTCACCGTTATTTCTAACATATTGGAGAACTTCATTCTTTTCATCATCAAAAGGATCATATCTCATATCGTACATCTTTTCAGTCCATTTGACTGTCTTAGATAGTAACTCTTGAGATTCTTGACCCATTGCAGTATCCAAGTCGCCAGGGGTACAAGAAAAGCATCTTCCGTACAATGCTCCATTGGCCTTAGCATTACGCGCTGCAGTTTCAAACGTAGAAACAGAGTTTTCCACGATTGTTTTTATGTGATTCGTAAATTCAGGTTCCAATAATTTATCAGCTATACTTCTCAGTATAGTTTAGACTATATCTTCACTCTTTCGAGTGCCTCCCGTTTCGGATTGTTGTATTCATAGAATACTCACCTACATTTCACCCTATAATTGGGTCTACTCGGTTCTATCTGTTTCCAGACAGCCTTTCCCTAGTCGTTGAACTCACACCCCATAAGGATGCTTCGCTGCACCGATTTTCTCTATTCTCAATCTTTTTACTATACCTTTGGAGTTATCCATTGCCCTCATATGTATTACTACTATGAGTTAGTAATTGAGACTTAGCGAGAGTTTCCTGCAGTTAGAGAGGTTTTACTTCGACCAACCATATATTTACAATCCAAAGATCGAAGTGCAAGAATGGCGCCGTAAGGCCACGTGCGAGTGACAGAGCGCTCTCATAACTCGTAGCTTTAGACTTAATAATGATTTTGTTTTTGCTAACAGGATGCTTCATAGACGTAGCATTCTTTACGGCTTTAACGATTTTCACTTTACCAGTAGCATCGTCTTCTTCGAGTAACTGGTCGAATCTCATGTATTCTGGTAAACAATCAATTTGATCTTTCAATCTCTGAAGATTTTCCTTGGCGTTGGATCCATCTTTGTTGATAAAGATGAAGTTTGAATCATTTGTACCGAAAGAATATGCCCATGCGAACACGGCAAGTATCGACTGCGTCTTGCCTTGTTGACGCGGCAAGCAGAGCCATGAATCTATACCATGTATAATGCACCACGTCTGAGCAATATTTCCGCGGTTCGCTTTAAATGGAACGGGAATGCCGCCCTGAGATGGTATTCTACATACTTCTCTCAGATAGTACCAGATGTTTCTAGTACACTCTGTGATAATACGAGAGATATCATCTCTGGTTAAATTAGGAGAAAAAGGATCTACTCCCACAAGAGAGTAGTCCTTAATCTCTAGCATAAAATAGTAGTTCTTGACACCGAGTGATTTTAAATCCTTTGCGACTTGCAAGAAAGATTTATTCGTCGTTCCAGTATCATAGAACTTTTTTCCGAGACGTTTTATTCGTCTCGAGGCATTCAATGTGTCACCCATGGGAATCACCCTTCGAATCCAGCAGGATACATAATATTGACCCTATAGTCAATTTCGGGAATCTTGAAGTTAATTGCAGCTTCGCGATACTTCAGAAGACGATTCCGCATCTGCTCAAGAGAATCTTTAGAATGAGGCACATAATAGTGCGGATTCTGAGAATCAATGAGCTGAATGTAATACTCGACCATTTCAAGCTTGCTATAGATGTAGGAGACAATCATCATCTTGTCGTCATTAGACTTGATGTTGTTAATCTCTAATGCAATATAGTCAAAGTCAGCAGGGTCAAGTTTCTTCATCTTGTGAATCCGATTGAATACTCCTTCAGAGAAGAGATTATCATACAGATTCTGATTGAGTTTATCAATCTTATTGTAGATAAACTGGTCCTTGACAGCTTCTGTCATGGAACCGCCATTGTGATTATGGTCAAATAAAGTGCCAACTTTACCGACCATATCCTTTGCAAATTTCCCAGGAGCATTTGCAATCATATGCTGCATATTTCTACGAATAGCAGTATTCTGACGATTCTGCATCTGAGTCACTGTATCAATGGAGAACAAAGTCAAGTCTTTCAAATCCTTATCCATATTCTCATTGGTACCGGCAAAGATCATAATTTTATCCATAGCGGAAATCAAATCATCGCCATACCCAGAAGAGATAGCATACTTATCAGCCCTCGCTTCATTCTTCAAAGTAGATTTATCTCTTGTATGAAGGCAAGCATGAAGAACCGGGAATACCAGTACCTTGTGGAAAATTTTCTCTCTCAGAATATTCTTAATAGAAAGACTCGTGCGAGCATACTCAAATCTCACCACTTTACAAATTCTCTGAGGAATACTGTCATTATACATGACATGACCAACCTCATGCATCAGTAAAGCAGTCAATTCTTTCTCGCTTAATCCGATCTTTTCTTGCAAGATTCTGGTGTCAATTTCCACAATCCAGTTTCCAGTACTATTCCAGATTCTCTTCACAATCTCATCGTTCTGCTCATTGACAATAGAGTCAATGATTAAATCAATCGTAGATTCATCCGGATACACTGTCATTACATAACAAGTCTCATTCTTATCAGTAGGAGACACAGTACTGACAGTGAAATTCTTATTCGTAAGAGAATGTAATGCATCAGCAATATTTCTCAATGCTGCGGCATCACTATTATTCGCTTTCAGACGAGTAAATGCATTTTCAAGGTCGGATAATTTGTCCTTATTGATATTCATGAATTTGCACACCCTTTCTTGTAAGATAAAAAAGACAGGTAGAAGCATTTGAGCTTCTACCTGTCTTAAGGTTTCGTAGCTTCTTACTTCTCCAGAATGAAGGGAGTATTCTTGAAGCTCATAGAGCCCTGGATACCCTGGATAGAAGCAGTGGTGTTACGAGTGGTGCCCATCAGGTAGGTCATAGAACCGCCCGGACGGTCAGGAGAACGGTAACCACTATTCTGAGCGGTCAGAATATGAGTGGTGTACTTGTAGTGCTTGAAGGTGAACTGGTCGTTGCTCAGAGGATAAGGAATGAAGCGCAGCTTCCGCTCATCCTTGGAGCTATACTTCATGGTGGAAACGACCTGAATCTTCAGACCACCAGCGTTCATGATACCATAGCTATAGTTAGCCTTGACACCACCAACGGAATCGCCGGACTTAACAACCCAGTTGACCTCGGGGTCCAGCAGGGAAATGTAACGAGGATTACCATAGATGACGAAGGTCATGTTCTCAACCTTAGCGGTATCGCAGATGTCGATAACGAAACGGTCGACATAGAACTTCAGCATCTTCTGGATGTACTCGCTCTGCAGGGCAACAGTCTGAGTGCTGGAATCACAATCAAACTCCTGCTTGCGGATGAAGGAAACGAAGCCCAGAGGATCGAGCTCGTAGCCATCATACTTGGCATACTCATCGTCCAGGAACTGCAGGATCTTGGAATCCTCCATCTGGACCAGAATGTCGGACAGATCGTTGTAGGTCAGCTTGTAGAGGTCCATATCCATCAGAGCCTTCGCATCCTCCAGCTCCTCCAGAGAATAGGGGACATCCACACGGAAGCCGTCCTCGATCTTCCATTCGTGCTCTTCACGAGTACGATCGAACGTAACCTGACGCTCATTCAGCTCGTTGGACAGATAACCGGAGAAACGAACACCGGTAACCTTGCCAGAAGCAGAAGTCAGGCTGATGTTATTGGTGATAAAGTCGACATGACCAGTCAGGATGTCGATAACCTCACCAGAGTCGTCCTTGACCTGACCACCCAGCCAAGAACCATCAGACAGATTCACACGCATGTCGATGGGCTTCTCTTCGCCATCAACAACGACAGTGGTAATCTTCAGGTCCATGGTGATCTTCTCACGGGTGGGATCAACAGACGTGGTCAGCTCACTAGGAACGTTGTAGTTGAACAGACCGGTGCCAAGGTTGACAACCTCATTGGAGATGGGCAGACCCTTGCCAGCCTCAAAGATCTCCTTGAAGTCATCCTTGAAGAAGCACTGGGGATACTCCCAACGCTTACCAGACTTAGGATCGACAACCCAACGACGCTCGATGTGCTTCTTGATAATAGGAGACTTCGTCACCTCAGTCTGGATAATATCCTTGGAAGCCAGAGCCAGGTTCTGCTTAATCAGAACGGGGAAGTCGATAGCCTTAATGGGCAGCAGCTGACCAACAC